CCCGGCCCTGCCGGTCTTTCACCGTCATCGAGAAGTCCTCAAGCGCCGTATAAACCCGCGCAGGCGTGCCGCTACGCACAATGTAGCCGTTCAGCGTGCGAAGCGGCTGCGCGGCTGGAATGGTGCCCGCATCGTCCCAGTAGATTGCAATGGGGCTAGTTTCCGGGTTGGCGTTAGCCGTTCCGATGTAAACGTAGCCATCATCAAGCGGCGAGCCGTTCGTGTCGAACAACTGCTGGAATGGTGATTGAATTTGGAGCATGGTAGGCCTTGCTGTTCAATGGATTGGGTGGATTATTACTCAGTCATCTCGCCGCGCAATGCTGCTTGAATTCGCGCTTTGGTTTTCTTGTTGCGAACATATTTTGCAGACTCTCGCAACGCTGTCACGGCTGGCGCTGGCATGCCGGTAAATGCTGCCGTGCCTATTGTGTCAAGTGCAATCATCAATGCACTGGCTGTTCCGCTGGTATTGACTGCGCCAGGAGGTGCGGTATATATGTCGGTTGCGATGTCTGCGAGATCTCGCAGTGTTTGAGCTTGTTTTTTGCCATAAAGCGCCTCAAGCTTTCCATCTTGATCTAGGGCTCGCAAAGTGCGTTGTAATTTATCAGGTGAAAGAAGCGGATTTCCAGATGAATCGCGCTGCGATGGACTTAGTGCCGAATCTTTTATGAATTGGATTCCAGCAGATTTCAAATCTGCCCATGCTTGCTTGCCTTCTGTACCTGATTTCAAAAGCGTTGAGCGCAATTTGTTCATCTCATCAACAGGAGATGAGATTATCACTTTGTCAAAAACATCCTCAAATGCAATTTTGCGTGCGTTTGTTCCACGTTTTGAGCCAAGCAATTGAGAAGTGATGCCAACATTCTCAAATTCATTTGCCAATTCTGAGCGCAATTTTCTTGCGGCCCTGTATGATGCGCCGCCCGCGTTTTCAGTTGCGGCATCAATTGATTCATTGATTCTGCGTGCAAACAATGATTGTCTTTGGTCTGCCCAGTCTGTTGCTTCATTCACAAACTGCCTGAGCAATTCAGCATTATCTAGCGTAACCGTGCCAGGAATGAGATTTCCGTCTGCATCTTGAACCAGCGCGCCAAGTCTTAAAGCCTCTCTGCGAACTGGGGCGATGTTTGATGCGACGCCCTCAAAACGCTCTAGATCAGCCATACGAGGAGCCAATGGAGACATTTCAATAGGAGCTTGCATTGCGCCTTCTTCTCTGGCTCTTTGATATGCTTCTCGCACTTGCCTGCGCTTAATTTCAACTCTATTTACAAGCGCACGATCAACGCCCTGACCAATTGCGCGAGGTTCAACCGCAACAGGCTCAGGAAGATCAATCAGCGCATCAAAATTGCGAATCATGTTCGCAGTTTGATTTTCTACCCGTTCGCGCAGTGGTGCGCCAACGTCACCAAGCTTTGCGGATTCCTTCTCGAACTGGAGCTGCGCGAAGTTCCGCGACGCCTGGCCGGCAGTCAGTGCCGATGGCCCGGTGAATGGAACTGGCATCATTTCAGCTCGCGCAACTCGCTCTGAACCAATGCTTACGCCAGCAGATCCAGCAGACATTCTGCGCAAAGCCGACGCTGTTTGCCCAGCAGCATCCATTGTCGCAGGCTCAGGAGGCAGCATGCCAAATGCACGGCCAGCAGCCTGCGCAGCCCTAACTGGTGCTTGCACTACAGCTTGAGTTGCTTGTTGAACGACTGGTGCAGCAGCAGAAACGGCATGTTGAGCCGTAGCGGCAGCGAGTGGCACTTGTTGTTTTGCTGCCTGCATTGCCATACCAGGCGCAGCCAATTGAGGCAAAACAGGAGGCAATACACTGGCTACCTCGCCAATTGCTTGAATTTGCTCTTGCGCGGCCTGAGAACGAGGCGCATAGGTCAATGCTTGCATGCCCTCCATAGCAGCTTGCTCAATGCGTTTTGCTGCTTCTTGAGTGCCAAATTGACCTGAACGCAATTCAGTGGCCAAACCACCCAAAAAGCCACCTAAACCACCTAGCACGCCAGTAGTGCCGCCAGTTGCAAGAGTGAGAGCTGTTTCTGGAATGGCTGCTGCTTTTTCTAGAAAAGAAGGTTCTGGTTTTTGTTCAATAGTTTCTGGAATTATTGAGCCAGGGATTAAATTTGCAGGTTCTTGTCTGGCTTTTACCAAAGCGGCAGCCAAAATGCGAGCATATTCCAAATTGCCAGCATCATAGGCTTTTTTTACACCTTCTTCTAGTTGTTGAATAGTTGCAGCCATTATCGTGACACTCCCAATTCTTTGAGAATTTCATCAATACTTTTTCCTTCAGCAGGTTTTGCTGCTGGAGTATCAGGCACGGTTTCTGGCACTCCATATCTAGTACTTACATTTTGACGGGCTTTCAAAAGCAATCTTTGTGCTTCTTTTAGGTTTTCTTTGAATTGTTTTTCAGACTGTACTCGTCCAAGATTTTGAAATGCATTCTGCAACTTCTCGCCTTCAGCATTTGAAAGAGCTCCCATTCCTTTCACATTTGGAATTTGCGACAAAAATGCTTGAGAGCCGAGTGTTTCAATCAATGCAACAGCATCTTGAGCTTCATCGCTTAATACCACTGGCATTCTTCCTTGGATTGTGCCAATCACAGAATTCAAAGAAGGATTTGTCAGAATACGATCAGCCGTATTCAGCATATTGTCAATGTTGAACCGTGCTCCTTCAACATCTGCCACTTTTTGCTGCAAATCTGTTGATTGTTTGCGCTTTGCTTCGTCAATCTTTGCTTGCAATGCTTGACGCTTCAATTCTTTATCTTCTTTTGCCAATTGTGCTTGCAACAATGCAAGTCTAGATTGCTGCTGAGATGTTTCAATTTCTTGACGTATTTTCTTTATATTCCATCCTTTAGCTTCAAGATCAAGCAAAACTTGTGGTTCAGCATATCTTGCGGCAATTTCTGCTGTTTTCGCTTCACTTCGCCGCTTTTGCGTTTCTTGCTCCGCCGTTTGAGCCTCAGCCTCAATCTTCCTTTGCTCAAACGGTGCCGCACGCTGCGCGGCCACGTTTTCAGTGAGCTTTTTGAACCGTTCCGGGTCTAGCCCGTTAAGAGTTACGCCAGATTGAATGAGCAATTGGGAACGTGAAACAGGATCATCAAGCTGCGCCAATGTGGCTTTGATGGTTTGCGCTTTCTGCGGATCTGAATTTTCAGCCGCTTGCAGTTGGGTTTGCAAATCGCGCCGAGCCACTTCCACCCCTTCAGGCGTGCCCATTGCCAAAGCGCTGTAAACGCCTGACATGTTGGCAAAGCCTGCTTCTTTTTGCGCCGTGTTCATGCGCCCAATGCTTTCAGACCATGCTTTGTAGTTGGTTGGGTCTAGCATGGTCAATTGCTCATAGTCTGCTGGCTTGATAGTGCCTGCACTTGCTTTGGCCATGAGCTGGGACATAAAAGCTTGGCGCTGCGCTGCTGCGCGTTTTGCTTCAATCGCAGCGGCCTGATCTTCTTCACGCTTGCGCAGGAAGTCACCCATCTGGATGCCCTGCAAGAAAGACTGCGCCGGATTGGCTACTTGCCCAATGCTGTAATCGTATGGTGCTGGCATGGTTTAGATTCCTTGATTCCGAAGTATCCAATCGCCAAAGCCTTGCGAGTTCCATCCGGAATATGCCCCGCCAATGCCCTGAGCGAGTGAGCCAATCATTTGTTGCTGCGCTCGAGCTTGACCCAGGTAGCCGCCAGCTTGAGCTGCGCCCATTTGCCCAAGTAGGTCAGCAATTCCGCGCCCGGTTTCCATGCCTGCAGCGCCTACTCCTGCCGCGCTGCGCTGGCCGAGTGCAGTCATGCCACCGAGCCGACTGTATTGGTCTTGAATGGCTTGCGCCAACATCTGCGGCCTGAACTGTGCCATCGCGCCTTGCAGATTGCCACCGCGCAGCCCACCGGTAGCCGATGCGTTTTGCAGCATGGCGTTTTCGCCCTGCTGAATCATGGCTTGAAAGCCGGGCTGATTCTGAATGGCATTGATGGCCGCTTGCTGTGCTTCTGGGCCTTCTAGGCCGAGCAGCGCCTGCTGTTGCTTGAGAGCTGGCAGTCCTGCTTGAGTGTAAGGCTCAAGCAAACGGCGCAGTTCGTCAAACTGACGACGCTGTTCATCAATCCCCATTTGTGAGGATTGTTGTTGCGCACTGGATGCGCGACTTGCCGCTTTACGTTGTTGTTCGGCTGAGACCAAACCGACTACGGCTGTTGCTGCTGCTGCCCACGGCATATTATTTCTCCAGACGAATGCAAATGATCATGGTGACTCTTTCGTATTCAGTTGGATTTGTCACCCAATGCAAATGCGCATTGTCAAACCAAAATAGATCACCAGGCTTTGTTTCAAGTGAACCATCTTCAAAATGAAATGCTTGGCCTGGTGCGCTTGTTATTTGAACTGCGAATTTCTCATAACGTCTAGCATGCTACCCAGGATCAGTATGTGGCTTGCATGATTTTCCAGCCGGTATGCGAGTGATAAGCACGCCGCCAAGCTCTACGCCTTTGACATGGCGCATGACATCATGGCACATATCTTTAATGCCAAGCGCATCTGCTGCCGGATACCAAAAAGAATCATGCGGCATGCCATCTTTCGCACGTTCAGCATCACCATATCGAGCCCAAATATCATCAAGCCCATAGTGTGGGCTATCAATGCTTTCGGTGCGAGTTGTGTTTTGATTCCACAGATGCGCGTTTGATTGCAGAGCCCAATAAATAGGCGCAACATTGATTCCTGACTGCAATAGTTTGATGCGTTCGCTCATTTTTGAATCAGTGCATGGTCAATGTGTGCAGGATCGCATTCTTCTGTTGCATGAATGCAAAACCAAACCAAATCCGTAATGGCCAGCACTTGATGCGGAATGCCTGCTTGGATTGTGATGCAAGCCGGGCCGATGTATTCCGTGACAGTATCGCCATTCGTCACAGCGGCCTTGCCACTGGCCAAGATGCTCAAGTGGGCATAAGTGTGCGCATGCTGCTGAAGCATTACACCTGCTGGAATGATTGTTTCTTTTGCATACACTCCACCTCCGAAGTGATGCTCAATCTTTCCACCAGCTTTATCAAATAGCTCTTGGCCTTGCATCATCAAGTGATCTCCCGCCCGGATGCGCTGATTGTAAGCGCGGAAGCAGCGCCAGCCAATGTGGAAATGAACCCGCCTGATTCCAGCGTCTGCCCAACCACCTCGGGGCAGTTGTAGGTTTCGTTTGGCGTGATGCTTTTCAGGCTCAATACGCGGTTGCTTGCGCTTGCGCTGCCAGCCGATGCGACTAGGTTAACGCTAAATGCAACCGTTGCAGCGCTTGTATTCGTAACCGTGAACTTGTCAATGATGGTCTTGCAGTTCACAGCCGTATATTGAGCGGTTTGCGCGTTCTCGGCCTGCTTGCGCGGAATGATGTTGACGACGGTAACGGTCATGAATGCCTCACGATATGTTGTTTGTCACGGTCAAAATGACTGATGGAATGGCGGGAACCGGAGCGACTGCGGCTTGAGAAAGAATTTGCACAGATGTATCACTTGCCGAATACATCAACTCAAAATAATCATCCTGCTTGAGCGATAGTACAAAGTTCCAAGCCGCAACCAATTCTCCATCCGTGCCTTTGAGCCGCACTTGACTAGCTGAATTTGCCACATCTACGCCGTTCACTCTAGCCCAAATGTAGATCAGGTGATTGCCGCCGCTGGTGTTATCCAGCTGCGCAGAGAATTGAAAGTCATACACACCAGGCTCATCCACGTAGATGCGAGATGTAGGTGCGCCACGGTAAACGCCAAAGCTCAGATCGGTACTATTGAACGTGATTGCATAGGCCGTATTGATTGCGGCCGGAACCTGCGTAGTGGTGTCGTAAAACGCGCCGTAGCGCTTGCGCTTCTCGGGTTGAGCCGGAGGTAGCAGAAAGGCTGCATCGTCGCTTGTGCTGGCTTCTGGTGGCGCTGTGGCCAGTAATTCCAAAGCCTGCGCGATGCGTTGCAGAGAATCCAGTGCCGATGTGGCATTGGCTTGAGCAATTCCGGTATCAAGTGCAAGCTGATCTATCTGCTCAGGCAAAAACTCGCCAGAGTTGGCCGTAATCTGCTCAAATACCTTGATGGATTCATGGTCAGGCAGAAACTTTGCCAACTGATCGCGGGTGAGCTTGCGGAACTTATACATTCAGCTGCTCCAGCGTGGCCTCAAGCCGCATAACCGACAAATGGCAGTCACTCAAGCCGGTGAATCGCTGCGCACGCCATTGGCGCATCGTGCCCTGTTGTAGCCAGCGAATGCGCTTGCCACGGTTGCCAATCGTTCCCAAAGCACATGGCCGATCTTGGCTCCAAGTCTCACCGTCCAGCGTGTAGCTAGTCCACACTACCGGGGAATCATTCAATGCAACCCGGCCAGGCAGCGCCACAAGTTCCAGTTCATGGAAAATCGCGCCTTTGGCCTCGTTGTAAATCATCTGAGTGCCGAATTCCCATGCAACTTCAGAGCCCCAATGACTAGAGATGTTTTCGACAATACGGCCATGCACTGCGCTAGCAGGATTGCCGACTAGCCATTGATCGTAGCAATAGACAAAGTTGCGCGCCAGATATTGGCCGGAATCCGTCAATGACGTAACCAGATCAAACCATACATGCGATTGCATTGCCTGCGAAGCTGTGCCGTTGTAAACGAGCGTGCGATCTGGCAGATGGATGTATAGCAGCCATTGACCATCCAGCAAGCGAGACTCTACTAAGATCGTAGATAGTTGCGCTTCCGTATAGGTTGAAAGGATGCGGTCGATCTCGGTTGTAGAAATATGCTGAGACTGGCTGTTTGCTCCCAGGTAAACGCCGACTGATTCATTGCGGCCTGAACCAACAAACGCCAGGTTATCCATGAAAAGCGCCGCCGCATGAGTGCCCACCGCTCCTCTCTGAATCTGTGCGCCGTTGATGCGCTGGAATGGGAATAGAGAGCCGCCTACGTTGTCGAAGATTTCTATTGTGTTGCGGTTCAGTACATAGACTTCATTGCGCAGCTTGTAGATGCCAAGCACAGGGTCAGGGTCAATTTCAGAGCTTCCGTACTTCAGCGGATTGACCGATAGCGGGTCATTGAGTTCCGTAACGACCAGGAAAGTTCCATCAGTGGTGAAAAAATAACCGTCAACCCAGCAGAAGTCAACCACCGTCCCCAAGTCAGGATCTGTTACCTGCGTCAGTATAGAGCCGTTCCAATAGTACAAAGCCCCGCCTGAAGCAATGGCCAGCCGATCAAAGCTGTAGTCGAAAGTCACCAATCCAGTTCCGCCAACATCGCCTAGCGTGGTGGTGTTGCCAAGCGAATCAATGCTGACGAGCTTGGTGCCCATGACTCGGTAGCAGACACCATTCCAATTGATGCCGCCTCGGTCAACACCTGGGCCAGTGCCAAACTGCACAATACCATCAGCCGGGCGCAAATACCCATTGCTCACGCCGTTTGGCGTTGCAATAGGCATCATGTTGCGCGGGTACGAAACCCGCACATCTGCGTTTTGGTCGGTGTAGATGCCGCTTAGGATAGGAATCTGCATTCAACTCACCACTTCACCTTATTGGCCCAATACGCCGCGCTCATCTTGCCCTTTGCAATGTTCTCAGCATGCCGAGCCTTGAAAGACTCACGCCGAGCCTTTTCTGACGCTGACTCGCCTTCACGCTTTGGGCTACCGCTCACGCCTTGCTGGCCGAACCGAATCGTCTTGATCTGGTCGCCAACCTTGGCTACAACAATATGCGACTTGGTAGGGTGGCTTGGTGTGCGCTTGGGTTTGTTATAGCCCTCCACACCAGCCCTCTTCAGCCTAGAGTCTTTCATTCTGGCTCATACATCAAACGGATTGCTTCTTGCAAGTCTTCCTCAGTGGCTTTGCTCAACAGAGAAACAAAATGCAAGCCGCTACGAGTGCCAGATGACAAACTGACAACAGCCTGGACATGCCAACCTTTAGCAGCAGAGTCATATTCTTTGCTTTGAATTTCAATCATGGTGCTGTATATCCTTGTGCGTTGACATAAACGGCGGCAGCCGTGGTAATACAAGCCACGTTCAATGCAGCGTTAGCTGTTGTTTTTAGCGGGTTCTTGAACAAAATCTCAGACATTGGAGCATTGGCCGGGAGATGCCCACGCCAAATCACAGTTGCTCCATCCTTCAAAACCACTTCGGTTGCAGTTGCAGAGTTGTTGCTAAGTGTCATGCTTGTGATATAGCGCCGCAAGCCAGCACCAGCAGCAGCAGCCAAAGCAACATCAGTGGTATTCACAATACCGCCAGAAGCTGCGGCATAGCTCCACTCCAATTCAGGAATGGTGAAGGGCCGAACAGTGAGAACACCTTGCAACGTAGTCATCAAATCAGCCGTATCACCCGTGGCTACAGTGGTGTAAGCAGCCGACAATGCGCGTCCAGCCAAGCGAACAGGAGCACCAGCAATGGCAGCATCATGAGCACTCTGACCATTCAGGTTGCTTGTCGGGTGCAAAGCCACAGCCAGGGCAGACTGCGCAGCAGCCACGGCCGTCGAGGGCTTGGTGACTGCAGCAGCCCAGAACGGGTTTGTCGGGTCTTTGATGCTCTGAGCATTTTGCCCTGTGTCTGCAATGCCGAAGGCCGTGACGTTCATGGTGGCGGCAGCAGCTGGGGGCGTGGCACCGTTCACAGCGATCATGTACGCGGGCAATGTTGAAACATCCAGTGTAGGAATCAACACAGTTGCAGCAGGCGTCAGGGTGTCATTGACGTAGTAGTCGATACGATCTGCGCGGCGGGCAATAGCAGTGTAGAACGGCTGCCCATCCGGCACCTTCTTGACGTTAATATCAATTGCACGAGTGCGGACAGTGGATTCATACACCACGGCCAGGAAGTTGCCAGCGTCATCAATCTCAAAGCCAGCGCCATTGGTCACAGGGATTGCAGTGGTCGGCGTAGCTGGCACAGAGCCCCAGCCCCAGAAGCGCTTGGTGTTGGCCTGCGTCCAAGTCGGGATGATCAGCGTGCAGCCCAATGCAATGAAGTTCAGGCCGTTCGGCGTGAACGTCGGCTGTGTGCTCAGGCCACCATACGCGCTTGCCGTAGTGCTGGAGCTAATTGCCAGCACACCAGCAGAAACAGCAGCAGTGCCAGTAG